TCAAGATCAATTAAACCGCTATCAACATCGCGCTGAAGGTTTGCTGGAATATTTTTTTCTGACCACTCCAAAAGCGCTATCGTCGTTTTTATAATCGCTAGTTTGTGCCATTTTTACTTCAAAATAAGGCGATCTGAATCAAGCCTTAACACTGGATGCTTTCTATATTGAGAATATTTTAATGTCTCAGAAGCAGAAGGTATGGGCCAAAGCAAAATGGTTTGCCTTTCCGTTTCATATTCCCCAGCCGCAATGGTTTCTATCGTTGTCGATCCGGTTGTGTCAGTAAAAGAAACATGCCCACCAGTAATGTCACTCTTTGAAACTCCGGAAACAGAACTAAATGTTTTTGTTGTCGTTTGAACGCTTGTTCCGTCCAAGGAAAGAGCCTCAGAATCATTTTGCCCTGATACAATTCCTCTAACTATAACCTGCACACCAACATCACCAAGCTTATAGCTTGCTGTTGTATTGCTGACCCCTCGGTACTTTTCCGATAACTCGAGTTTTGTTGTGCTGTGAAATTTTGAAACCTTATAAGAGACTGTATCCGTACCAACCAGAACACGAAGGCCAACATGATTCAAAGTAAAAACACCTGAGCTTGCTATTATAAATTTTGAGCCACTTACAACTTTAATCGTTCCAGTTGTTAAGTTTGCAAGAGATGATGATGCTTTGACTACAGACGCCGAACCGAGCTGTGTTGCAAATCCTCTCAGTTCTCCATAAGTCCATATAGAGGGATAGCCTGTTGTATCAAGACCATGAGATGTCTTTCTCCGAAATCCCTCTACTGTCACATAAGAAAGTATTCTTGGCGTTCCAGATGGGCCCTGAAGGCTATTTTTAACCATGCCATCAAATAGCTTATCAAGCGCGTATTCTTGTGTGCTTGAAACTACAGAAATAGTCTTGTCTTTCTCGATGCGCGCGTCTTTCGTTTTTCTAAAAAGCTCATCGATGACTTCATTAGCATATGAGATAGCTAGATCAATATGACCAGAATCATAAGGAAGCTCTGCCCTTTGGAGTGCACGCCGAAATATGTTTCCAAAATTCATAAAACCTCTAAGGAAGGAGCGGCCCGAAGGCCGCCCCTATTTTTTAGACGATGGTCAAATACGCATCAATGACTTGCCCGTCAGTACCGTTCTGAAGAGCAAATCCAATCTGTCTTGAACCACTAGAACCCACAGTTCCAGCTTTACCTTCAGTCGCTGAAACATACAAGGATTCACCAGATGCTACTGCACCCTTAAGCCTAACTTTAGCCTGCCCTCGGACTGCGACAAATGCCTGATTGCCAGATGCAATCGAGCCTTGAGCCACACCCGCCACTAGATTCTGATCTGCTGAAGCGTCTGAAAGTTCGGCTTGATAGGCGAACCCATTTGCCGTACCTTCTGACACGTCATAGACAAGAATCATTCCTTGGCTAACTAAAGTTGTCTCGTCTGCCGCAAGCCTTACTGCGGTATAGCAAGAGTCACTTTTGCCCACTCCCTGCGATTCAATGCAGTTCAAAGCAAAAGCATTCCCAGAAGCACCGATCCCAAGAATCAGCGCCAAAACAAAGAGTATGCGCTTTTCCATTAGAATCCACCTCCGGTATAAACTCCGCTATAACGCGGGCTATTTGTTGTAAACTGACCGCCAAGAGTAATCTTCGCGGCTTCACAATCCTGATCATAAGCTTCAATAAAATCTCCCATCTTAAAGTTCTTCTTTGAAAGAACTTTAAGTTTGAGAAATTCAGGATTCAGGAAGTAAAAATGACCAGCCAACACGTTATCCCCAAAAGTTAATTTTAAATTAACCATGAAGGTTACGTGAGGATAGCCAGCATTCGCCGATTCGCCCTCTTTCACAAAACGCTCATTCGCTTGAAGGCTCAATTGATGAGCTTCAAAGATGGAGCGAGTCATTAGGCCGAAAGTCGGTTTTTTAGTGCCATTGGAAGCAAGATTGTAAACACTTGTCATCACTTGCCGTCCAGCCTGTGAAGTATTCCAGGCTGTCGCTGAAGCAATGGCAGTAGTTACAACTTGGTTCTGGGATTTTGCGTATTTCGTTCTGTCAACTCCGGTTCCCTGAATAGTGGCCGAGGCTGTATCAGGAACCAAATCCCGAAGGCCGAGCCAACCAAACTGATCACCGTTATTGTCAAGTCCGCACAGATACTGATCGAACTTGTTGTACATTGACATCTTCGCTTGCTCAATGCGTGACTCAAGAAGGCTGACCGCTTGCGCATCTCCTGCATTCATTGCCAATTCAGTGCCATCCATAAAAATGGAGGCATAGAAAAAAGCAGGAGAATAGGCAAATTTATCAATGCCTTCCTGTTCGTTCACATTAAGAACAGTTCCCTTCCTGTAACCGCCCGTTGCGTTAGAATCACCGACGATAGCAGGCTCATGAAACTCTGAGCCACCACCGACAACTTCTTTGAAGTTTCCGGCTTTCTTAATTTCCTCAAGGAGCGGAATACGAGAAGAGATACCATCCGCGATATTTTTGCTGATCTGGGGCTTCGTTACTGCATAAAGCGCCCTCAAATCATCAGTCGGGGCTGAATAACTCATTTGTCATACTCCTGAAATTAGGAAGCAAGGCTTTTCATTCCTTGCTTCAAAATGTCGCCTAAGTTCTTAGGCTCAGGATCAATCGCGCCGCCAACTTTTGATGCAGGAGCTTTAGGGGTTTTTAAACCTTTCTCCTTAGCTGAAGCAAAGACCTTTGAGACAGCCTCATTCTGAGTCAATCCCAACTCTTCGAGCGCCAAGCGATACGCCTTGTCAAGTTTCTGAGAGTTCTTTAGTTCTAAACCTTGCATGCCCATTAAAAATGGAACCATGGCTTGTTCGATCTCTTCAGTTATCTTGACGTTCTTTTCTGATTGTGATGTTTTCCAATCAGTCCAATCCTCTTCAGCTCTCTTTTTCTCTGCCTCAATTTCCTTCTGAGTAAGGCTTTTTTGGCTGAGTTCATGCTCTCGCTTAATTTGCGCAAGTTCACGCTTTAAAGCGATTAATTCAGGAGATGAATGGCTTGGAGTATTCGTATCGCTTGACGCAAGAGGCCCAACGGGTTCTTTTCCGTTAGCAAGAAGTTCAACGTCCTGCATGAAACCGTTGATCTTTTCTTGAAGGTCAGGAGTTCCATACTGAAAAACATTCCATAGGCTTTTAAATGCTCCCATGGATGCATCATCTGGCTTGTTCTCGCCCCAAGATTCATCTTGCGCATTGCGTTCAACTTCAAAAGCTTCGCGTTCGCGTTTCAATTCCTGAGCTTTACGGGTGTAATCTGACTGCCTTAGAAAGTGGCCCGTCTTAGAAAAGATGTCCTTGTTTCTTTCGATGAAAGAATCAAGTTCTTCTTTTGTTTTGAAAGGCAGTTTCTTTGCATCATCAATTACTAGCTCCCCAAAAAGTTCCTCAATTTCTTCAGCCTCTTCACGGCTTTGCGAATTCGGATTGTTTTCTGGTTTTGCTCCCGCTTGACCAACATCGGAAGGAGTGTTGGCCTTCTCCGTGAGTCCGGCCTTCAAGATGTCTCCGAGTTCCTGGCCGCCGCCTGGGTTGTTCGTGACTTCTGTTGTCGGTTGCTCGATTGTGTCCATTTTTTTAATCCTTTGTTTGCTGAGTTCTTTCGGGTGCGAAGCCGTCAGATTGTTCAGCGATTAAAATAAAAAAGCCGGAACTGCGCTCGTTTATGAAAATCATAAAGTTGCACTAATTCCGGCTTGAACCGCTCTCATGAGCGGGTGAAACCCTGTAAAACCTATTTTTTATTTAATGATTCGCTATCCCTTAAATTTTCTATAATCTTCTTGTCAAAATCTGGGAATAATTTAGTTAAAGCCTTTATCAAACCCAACAAATGCCGAAGCACTTCAGTCATTTTCCTGCTCTTTCGGCTTTCGTCCTCTTTTCTTTGTTTCTTCCTGGCTAGATCCAGACTCCAATGTATTAAGTTTTTCCCAAAGACGCGCTATAGCCTCATTCTGATTAGCAACATCGTAATCATAAGCTTTCCGAGGTTTTTTTAATGCCTCCAAAAGATCATCATCACTCATTTCTTTAGCCTGATTCTGAAAACTCATTATTTCCCCCTCTACAGTTTTTTTGTTAATGGATGGTCAGGCCAGACAGATTTTGCTACACTCCTGAAATCTGCATCACCTATTGGGGTTAATCCCCGCTTCTTTGCTTGCCTCTCCGCGTCTCGTGTTCCATAAGTAACACACCCTAAACCCAGATTAACATGTGGGCTCATATCTTCAACCCCAAATGCTTTTTCTCTTTTCGAGCTACAACTATTACAGTGTTCAAAAGGCTTCTCATCTTTTATTGTTTTTTTTCCATGAATGCACCAAGAAGCAACTCTTCTTCTGTTTCCCTTAATCCCACGAGTCCTATCAAATAAAGTCTCAGACATTTTGTGCCTGGCCCATTTCTGCGGCTTGCAATCCAACTTCTGTCTTTGCCGTTGTCTTGCTTTGCTTTGTGTTTTGCTCCCCGTTTACACGTTCGCTTAATATCCTGAGCATGTCAATTAATGGGCTTTGTTCCCCATAAATAGCCGGATTTAGTTGCTCGTAGGAAGCCATCATTTGATCGTCTTGGAATATTTGAGAAAGCCTATCATAAGCAGTCTTGAAATCTTGCCCCAACTCATCTGGATTAAATGGAATACTCTTAAAAACAAAATCCGTAACTTGCTGATCTATGTTTCTTACTGGCTTGGGAATAATCAAATTGCGTGGATCTCTAACCCTAATATTTTCAAGATATTCCTCAACAAATTTTTTAGCGTTTATTTGCATTTTGCTTTCATCAAGAAGAGGCTTAAATTTCATTAAATCAACAAGAGCCTCCTTTATAGTCCTTTTCTTTAACTCGCTGTTAGGAGGTGAAAAACTCTCTAGCGTGATATCCTCTTTAAAATCTCCTTGAAATTGCTCCATTGTCACTTCTTGCCTAAGCTCTTTATCTCCGGCATCTTCATTCATCACCGATAAATCAAGCTTTCCCTGAAAGTTTCTTTGCACTAATCGTGCATGATCACCAAATAAGCTAATTAAAAAATCCCTGAACTTGTCAATGTAATCGCTGTTTTCAGAGTTATCCTCAGCATCTACTTTTTCCGATTCAGTAGCTGTCATTTTTTTATTTAAAACAGTTGCCTTTGCAAATGATGGTTGTCGAGACAATGCGTCGAACATCTTCATGGAGAGATCAAGAAGGGCCGAATGATCAGCCGACAATAAAGCGTCCACGTGGGGGAGAATTAACGAACGGATATCAGTTCCGGGAGGGAGATCGGCCAAGCCAATTATTTCTTGATCTACATTTCTTAAGAGTTTATCAATGTGATTTTTATTGATCCCGCCTGCGCCCTCTTTTACAAAAAGTTTTGTGCTTGATTTACGGACATGCTTGTAAACTTTTTCAAAAATATAATCTACAACCATCAAAATTCTTTCCAATAGCCAAGCCTCAGAAGGCGGTAAAAAACTATCAGAGTCCGCATCATTTAGCATTAAAATGTGAATAGGGTAACCCTTATGACCCTTATCCCAATCCCCATATGAAAGCAAAACCCCGCTACCTTCACCTGCGATAACCAACCGCTTCATGGGCGTTTTTTTACTGCCCTTAATAAAAAGGTAGTAGCACTTAACATGCTTAACATCGTCAGAGGGTCTTTCTCCTGATTGCCCGGATTCTCCCTCATAGTTATTGAGCTGTTGGTAATCCGATCCTTTTAACTTCAAAACCTGACTCTGATCAAGACTTAAATCGTCTTTCAGGTCATCCAGCATTACAATATCCACATAACCAAGATAGGGCCCGCTTTTGTAGTTGTATTGCTTCACCCAAGGAGGAACAATCAAATTCTCAGGGAGTATTTTGCAATACTTAACCTCGTTTTCAAGGATGTTGAGCTTAGGATCACTTGTTCCTTCAATCACCTCTTCTAACTCTTCATGCTGATAATAATAATCCTGATAAATTGCCCCGACCGATGCTAGGTTTTCATCTATTAACGTTGACCTTAAGAGCCACTTCAATTCTTCATTGTCTTTGATGTCATCGTTGACTTTTTGTTGTAAGTTTTCAATGTTCCAAACTTGCTCTTCATCCCGATCATTACGGGCAGATAAATCAATTTGAGGGTTTTTGTGGAAAATGGATGCTACGAAATCCCTAATATCTTTAAATAATAAATTAATATCTGTGTGACTTGATCTCGATTTTGAAAGAGAATTTTTGGCCGTTATAGAAACATTTATTTCAGAATTATATCTTCTTTTTGCGGCGTTATATTTTGGCAAAAGCGCTCTAACAAAATGCTTGTGCGCAATCTTTGCCCTTGATAACCATTGCCTGACTTGATCGGGCGACAATGTATCCGGCTTCTCTAGTGGATTTTTTTCGTCTTCATTTTTTTCAGTAATCACATTACCTCTTCATAATCTTCTAAATCTTCACCGTTTCTTAAAGCTTGAACTTTCTCGCGCCTCTCCCAATCCTCAACGGTGTTTTTTGTTGGCTTTACAGGTGTTCTTTCGCTTGTAGTTGGCCTGCTCATTACCGCATACCGCCAATCATCTGCCGCGTGATCTTCTCCCTCTGTATTCAAATCTTCAATCGGCTTACCATCTTTTTCCGAATACACTAAATTCGGAATTGTCCTTACAGAATCTTTGCAATCAGGAGAGCACGTTATCATCGCTGTCATTTCACCGTTATTGTCAACGGTTGGCTCCATTAAATTTTTCAATCTTCCCCAACCCGGTAACCTGCTATTGTCAGCCCTAAAAACTGCCGCGAAATTGCCAAATACGCTTTGGATTGTTTCGCCTCCTGACTCTCCGCTAACTCCCTCCCTGTGTCTGGATCTATCCCCGAAAATTGCCGGATCAGCCACAAGATAATCTATCTTTTCATCTTCAGGAGTCATCTCCATTATTAAATATGCTAGCTTTTCGTAAGTAAGTCCTTCGCGGTATAATTCTCGATACCTGTGTAGTCTCCCTTCAAAATCTGTGAACCACCATCCAACGCTTGATGGAGCTCCATACCCGTAATCAAGCGAACAGAATTTCCGATACTCTTTTTTAATTTCCCTATATTTGACATGTATAGATTTTCTCCAGACCTTGAAAAACTGCCCTGAGAAAACATCCCAATTCCCATACAAAAACGCCTGCTTATCTGTTTCGTTAAGTTGCTCAAGACGCCTGATATACATTGGATCATTTTCAGTGATGGATGGATTATCAAATACAGAGGCAGGAATAAAAGCACGGCTAACAGCGTGAACATCATCTCTATCAACCTCAATATCGTCATCTTCAACCCTCTTAAAAA